ACACAACCGACCTAAAGATGGTTGCATTGACTGGTGCATTGACTCCAAGACAATTGGACGCAAGACAGGTATCGCCAAAGACAAGAGACAATACCTTTGCATGTATTGCCCAGCCGCCGAACACTACGCCCATCGTGAGCGCATTGAGATGGGTCTCTACGACTGATGATCATCGTGGCACTTGACGTTCTGTCATTGCCTAGTCTTGTAAGTGATGACGTTGGCGCAAGGCAACCCATCCCTGAAGGTAGGAAACTATGGAGCACACTCTTCACTGCATACAGCGGTCGCATGTCTGTGTTCGCCCCAGGTGTTACTAATCAAGATGGATGCCTCAGTTGGTTAAAGCGTGAAGGCTTCAAAGCGTCCACTGTTGATTTCATTTCTGAGAATACAGTTGAAGATAAAGTTGCAAGAATTCAGAACTTACACGCCGCATATGGTCGTATCAATTGGTACATTGATGTTGATCCCAAGGTCGTAGCACGGGTAGCCCACAACGGGATCCCTACACTACTAATGACAGTGCCCGACACTGTTAGACCCGAATGGTCTGAGTCCCGTTTCAAAAAGGAGTGGGGCGCAATCGTAGAAGAATCAGATGCACAGGCTCTAGCAAGAGCGGAAAGGAACTGGACAGATGTCTAAAGATAATGCAAAAATGAACTTTGATGAATGGCTCAAAATTGGTATGGAGAAGAAGTTCGTAGGACCCCCAGTGTGTTCAACACACGATGGGATACCAACCACTGAGGACGAAGACGGAGTATGGGACGAAGGCGGAGACCCCTGTATTCATGTCTTGCGATGCTATGTAGATGAACTAGAAGCACTACTTGTAGAACAGAACCACAGTGCTTCAGTTTGGCGCAAGGCTGGTTGGGAAGACGAACCAACCGAAGAATGAAGATCTTCTTTGGCGGAGCGGAGAAGGGGTCATACCGAAAGATGCTCGTGAATGCGGGCGTGCAACGCTATGCCCTCAATTTGACTCACTTCCCAATCCCCAAGAAGAAAGAACTGGATCTCTCTGCCCTCTTTAACGGCGGAGACATCATCGTGTACACCTCTGAGAATGATGAGGACATCAACCGTTTTGACACCTTTGTTAGAGACTTTGCAGACTCTCTGCACATGGTTATCGGACGCCCCGATTATGACGGCGCTTGGCTTGGTGAGAAATACTACCCATTGTGGAATGATGAGAATGATCTAGAGCGCTTGGCTTGGCTCTGTCAAAAGTACGGGCGAGCGGCGATCAGTGACAAGGCGGTCACAGGAAAGAACGTGGCTCGGATTGCATCCATTGCTACCCGTTGGAGCGCCAAACTAATAGGCATCACTTCTAAGCCCGACCTCATTGAGCGTATCCAATGGGATATTGTCATCGTAGGTTCTTGGACAAGCGCTATTCGCTACGGAGAGACACAGGTATGGGACGGTCACGGCTTGCGCAGGTACCCAGCACAGCAGAAAGAGTCCGCCCGCCGAAAGCATCGTGCCGACATCACCAGACTTGGAATTGATTTTGATGCTGTAATGGATGACAATGTATCCGCCGTTGGAACCCTTGCGATTGCCTCGTGGCAACAATGGGAGACACATACTTTTGGGGGCTATGACCCGATGAATACCGATGATGAGCAAGAGTTCAACCCACCTGAAAAGGATGGAATAGTTGCTATTCACCCTGATACCCATACCCCCACTTTTCTGGTTCCTGGGGGGTCAACTATTGCTATCAACACCCCAAACAAGCGGCACGAGAGTGACCGTGTATTGCTACCAGTAATGGGCATAGAAGCGATCACATCATTTGGCTCGCAAACCGTTGATACTGAAGGGGAATCTATAGAAGTTGACCCTGAAAGAGTGAACGTAATTCGTTACAATGCTGACCCTTTACGACAATGCGATAATTGCTATTTGAGTAACAGATGTCCACAATTCAAGGAACATTCAGAATGCGCATTTAGGTTGCCGATTGAGATCCGCACAAAGGATCAATTACAGTCCGCCATGAGAGCGCTTATTGAGATGCAAGTAGGTCGTGTTATGTTCGCACGCTTCGCTGAAGAACTAGAAGGACAAGGTCTTGACCAGTCACTCTCCAATGAGATGGACAGGTTCTTTAACCTTGTAGATCGCTTCAAGGACATCAATGACACCCGAGACACCATCCGTTTAGAGATGGAAGCCCGAGGTTCTAGTGGCGTATTGTCTCGCCTCTTTGGTGCCAAGGCTGGAGAAACTAACCGCATGCTAGAAGGTGGCGGGATGGGCAGTAGCGCAACCAACGCTCTATATTCTGAGATACTGGATTTGTCCGAAGATAATTGACAGAACTAAGAATTGAAGGTATTTTATGTTGAAACGTCGCATGGTGTGGGCGTACCAGTACGAGACAGAAACAATGGACGAAAAAGGGCGAGCGATTAAGGGCACAACGCTTGCACTAGAACCTAACGAAACAAAGCCAATCCGTACCGCTTGGTACTTTGCGAAGGAACTTAATGGACAAGATTACGGATGTAGCAATTGATCTAGACGGGGTTCTTTATCCGTTTGCTGATGCCTTCCGTAAATACTGTATTAATGTTCTAGGTCTATCTTCTTCTAAACTGCCTTCCCCAACTACTTGGGAGTTCTATAAAGAATGGGGCATGCACAAAGAAGAGTTTGAAGAGCACTTGCGTGTTGGTTCTCGTGACCACAACCTCTTCAACAGCATGCCCGCAGAATACAACGCTGACTATGCATGGAATAAGTTTCGTGAGATGGGCATCACTATCCATGTCATGACTTACCGACCCGTAGAGGCTCACGAACAAACACGCCAATGGCTAGACACTCAAGGACTCACTCCTGATTACTTATGGTTCCCTAAAAGCAAAGGTGACACCATCCGAGAACACGGCGGTAACTTCATGGCGATTGACGATCACATTGATAACTACTTAGACATGAAGAACGCTGGCGCTCTCTCAGTGCTACACACACAGCCATGGAATACCCATCACCAAGATGCCCTGCGTGTTTCAAACATGCGTAACTTCGCTACCCTTTTAGACATCTACAACACAGAGACAGAGGTATACCTATGATGAAGCCACCCGTATTCAACAACCGCACTGATGTGCTTACCGAAGCAGACATGCTTATCAATGGTGAACGCAACGATAGTTACGGTGACCCTATTGATGACTTCTCTACAACAGCGGACTTCTGGACTATCTACTTGCGCCGTATTGTTGATCGCCGTCAAGAGTTCTTTTTAAAGCCACATGATGTTGCAGTAATGATGATGCTCCTAAAGACATCACGCCTTTCATGGAGTCCCGAGAAGCGTGATCACTGGACAGACAGTATTGGTTATAGCGCTTGTGGTTGGGACTGTGTCGTTCGTGAGGAGGGCTTGCCTGATGCTACACAACAATAACGCTTACACCGAATGGCTTGAAGAGAAGAGAAGAGAAGACCTGCACAAAGAAAGTCCACGAAGTAGAGACGCTCGCCGTTATAAGAGCATGATGGACATAGAATTAGAGCGAGAGCGCCAGCGTCTTAGCAATGCTTTAAGTGCTATCCCACAAATGTTGGTGCAAGATAAAGCACCTACCGTTGCTGAGTTTGCAAACAAAGCAGAATTATCCATGGCTGAAGTATTACTAGACAATTGGGATCAAGTTCTCCAACTTGTTGTTGTGAACGAGAAACTTAAAGGTGAGGTAAGTAAATTGTTACATCAAATAGAACAGATGAGTACCGCCATTTATAGTGCAGTTGAGTCCGCCATTCGTCCGATGCGAGATACACGCATCAATGACGCCTCACCGTCAGACGATTTCTAATTGCCTCAGTTTGAAGATGATTGGAGAGAGCAATCGCTCTGCAAAGATCGTCACATTGACTTATGGTACCCACCACTAGATACAGATGTCCCCGAGAACTATTACCTTGTGTCTCGTGTTGTTTGTAGGCAATGCCCTGTTTGGAAAGAATGTCTAGACGATGGCATTGATGAGAAGTGGGGCATGTGGGGAGGACTCACACCACAAGAGCGCACTGCACTAGTCGTGGAGCATCCGAAAGCAAGTGTCTTGCGTCCGCATGGAACATGGATGCGCTACAGACAAAGTTGCAGGTGCACAGAATGTGTGGATGCTGAGTCAAAAGAGATTAATAAAATAAATATTGAGGAGATCCCTAAAATGGGGACAACCCCGATTGACTTGGAGATGCTTAAGTTTAGGTTGATTCCCTCTTAACGCAGGTAAACTAGAAGGGTAACGCCCATAGAGTTCTTCACAGAATGCTGTGGGCGTTTTGCTTTATCCGCCTATCAAGGAGAAACTATTGTTAGATCGCACGCTAGTTATTATTGGGCTTACCTTTACATCAGTACTCACAATGCTGTTGGGGTTAGCACCAAAAGAACCAACGCCCGAAGTAGCAAAAATTACCTTTATTGATGTCACACCATTCCTCCTAGAGCCACCGAGCACTACGAGCACCACCTCAACATTGCCTGAGGTAATTCCAGCAGGTATACCAACCGATCACACAAAACGATGCCCCAAGTGGGAAGCCAAGTTTCGTGAATACGGTCTGCCAGTTAAGGCATTCTCATACATCGCCTATAGAGAAAGTCGGTGTAACTCACAAGCATGGAACCGCTATAAAAACGCCAACGGAACACAAGACCTCGGACTCGTTCAGATCAACTCCAGTTGGAAGTCGGTCACTCGCAACATCTGTGGTACAGGCATCAAAGGACTCTTTGACGTTGACTGCAACTTGTCAGTGGCTCGGTACCTATATAACAACGGTGGACTCGGTCACTGGAGTCTTTAAAGGGTAGTGGACACATCGTACACACACCTGTAGGATGTACTCATGACAACAAACCTACAACCCGAACACCTCTTGGGCACCAGCGAACTCGCTGTTGTGCTGGGTGTCAGTAAACAACGCATTCACGCCTTACGAAAGAACAAGAAGTTCCCACAGCCCATTGCTAACCTTGCCTCCTCACCCATCTGGGACAAACGAGAAGTCATTGTATTTCTGCAAGAATGGCGTCCATGGAAGATCACACAATGAGCACAGACAAGAAGATCAAAAGAAACTATAAGTGTGACGCCTGTGGTGACGAACTCACCCTCTTTGTAAACCCTTCAGTTCCTCCCGTGCATGTCTGCAAGAAGCAGTCAAACCGCTCAGTTGAATTCACGGAAGTTCAATGAGGATCGGGGTTGCTAGTGGTGACTTCCTGTCCGCTCAGAAGTCCGCAGATGGTGAACACCATTGGGGAGGTTCGGGCTGGGCACGCTACGGTCAGTACATTGGTCGCCTTAACTATGAAGTAGTTGTAGGTGTGCTCACATGGCAGACCGATCACTTCTTTATCAAGGATGAACACGACAATTTGATAGATGTTGACTGGGTCTTTATGCAACGCCTAATGCATGAGAATCTTCCCGAGCACATTATTAAAGCAAAACAGTATGGGCAGGTTGTTGTGAACGACTTAGACGATTGGTACTGGGGTCTTGACCCATCTAATGATGCCTTCGCATCTTCACATCCAAAGTCCAACCCAAAAGAGAATCGCAACCATTACAAATCTATTATCGCCGCCAGCACAGCCGTAACAGTGTCTACTCCATACCTTGCTGATCGCATCAAGCCATGGGTTCGCTGTCCAATAGTTTTATTGGAGAATACGGTAGAGGTCAATCGTTTCACCCCACATATTCACACAGATAGTTCTGTACCTGTAGTCGGGTGGGTTGGTGCCACGAGCCATCGCTCAGGAGACCTAGAGATTTTAAAAGGTGTTGTGAACCCACTCATTGTTTCAGGTGACATCAAGTTTCAACATAGCGGTCACTACGCTCACGCAAATACTGTTGCCAGCAAGTTGGGACTACACGATGATCAGGTGACTGTTTTGCCAGCCGTTGACGCTACTCAGTATCCTTCACTGCTCAACATGGATGTCGGTCTAGCACCATTGCGGGACACTCCATTTAACCACGCTAAGAGTGACATCAAACTTCTTGAGTATTCTGCCTCGGGCATTCCATGGATTGCTTCCTCGTTGTCGGCGTACGAGGGCTTGCGTAAAAAGTGGGGGATTGGTAGGACTGCGAGTAAACCTCAGCAGTGGCTCAAGCATCTAGCGGATCTTCGTGACCCTGCTAGGCGAGCGTATGAAGGTGAAGCCTTAAGAGAAGCGGTGTGGGCACGAGACATTGAACTCGGCACACACCGCCTCAACTCATTTATTGAAAGTATCCTTTAGTTTCATTCGTTGTTCGGTGGTCAAGTTTGCTATCTTCTTGCCACCCCATATTCCATACTGGATGTCGTTGTTGATGGCAAAACGAAGGCACTGGATCCGCACAGGGCACCCTTTGCATATCTCTATGGCTTCTGCTTCTGCCTTCTTTACGGCAATAGTTCTGCGCTCGTAGAGTCCAGCAAACCACTTGTCGGTGCCTTCTTTACGGCAAAGAGCAAAGTCTCTCCATTCCCCTACTTCAGGGAACTTCAACCCGTGAGTGTCTACATTCCACCAAGAGTCAGAACGGATGTCAGTGGGGGATTGCTCCCCCACTACTACCTCGGACATTACGCCATCACCACATCGTGGAGCGTACGGATGACTTGGCGATCAAACTCATCGCCCTTGCCATTGAGTGCGTTGAGTGCATTGCGCTCAACACGGCTCTCCGCTTTGCCCACGAAGTGTTGCTGGTAGGTGTTGAATGCCTGCAATACACCGAGACCAGTTCCCATCCAAGGCGCTACTCGTGGATCGTTCTTGTACAGGTGTCGTACGGCTTCTTGCTTGTTCTGAGCACGGCTCACGGACTGTGGTCGTGCATCGGCGCCCACAACTGTTGGCATGAGGCGCTCTACGATGGCGTCCCACTCTGCTGTGGTCACAACCATGCTGGACAGACGCTCAATCTCGGCGCCGAAGTCCTCTGCCATGGTGTGAATGATGCCGAGGGCATCACGGATGCTCTGCACACGACCGTTGCTGTTCTTGCTGTGTCGTGTCTTGAACTGACTGCCATCCTCGGAGAGCGCTCCAGCAAGCGTATTGTCACAGACCACGGCGGTGATGCACCGTTTGAAGGTAGTGGCGAGAGTTCCGTTGTGGCTCGTTGTTGCCAACAAGTGTGGACGGAAGTCAAACCCAGCCTTGGTGCTGATGCTCTCAGGCATCTCAATGCTGACCCAAGCGACTCCACCGTTGCGAAGCAAGCCCGCAGAACCAATCTGCAAGTTGCTGTCATCAATGACATTGGACACGGTGTCCAGCAACCATTCATCGTATTGGTGGATGGCGTAGGTGTCTTTGAAGAGACCGAGAGTCTCGTAGGTGTCGTTACGCACGATTGCCTTGCGATCATCTTGTGGGATGAACTTCATGGCACCTTCAGTGGCGCTTCCCAAGTCAGGGACTTGCACGAACACTGGTGCTTCAATTGCCTTCCAATGGAAGAGTCGGCGCCTTACATCGGACACTGGAATCGCTCCCGTGTAATGATTTGGCTCACCATGCTGGAGTTCCTTCTTTGACCACCATGCTTCGCCACGCTTCTCTGTGAACCCCACGAGGATATTCCCCGAGTTGAGGTATTCGTATGTTTCTTTGCTCATTGCATTCTCCTTGTTAGTTTGATTTGTTTGGATATTCGTACCACGAAGATAAATCTACCTCCGTGTATTGCTACTCACAACTTCTATTTAATTTATTTACGATTTGCTTTTGAGGTTAATGACTTGCCCTACTTGTAGGAGCGTGCCGTATTCATCCACGAGGTCATCCACGGCTGTGGCTATGTTGCCCCAGCAGTACCTGTTAGCGATCTCCCATAAGGTGTCACCCTGATAGACGGTCACTGGCTGTGTGTCACACGAGTAGGTGTTCATCCTTCTGTCGTAGTCACGGTAAGCCCACACGGTGAAGCATAACCCTGCTACTACGAGCAGAGCAATGAATCCCCGAGTGACTCTTTGGTTGCTGACTTGATAGTTGTTTCTCATAGCGTGTTCTCCATCTCTCGGTTCTTAAATGCTTCTTCGTCTCGCTCTTGCTTGTCTAGGTACTCGGCGTAGTCAGTACCTGATGTCACCACGGCACCACAAGTACATGTGGCTTCACCCTCGGTGTCATCGGGG